TGATGAAATATTAGTTGCCGATTTAACTAATAACATCTATGTGTTTAGTGGTGCGAAAACCTATCAATCTACACGCGTAATGACCGCGTTGTTATCAGTCCCTGAATACCAAAGCAACTTTTATAAATTCAAAGAGGCTGCAAGAGCTCATTATGATATAATGTATAATGACTATTTGCAAGCTGAATACCAAACCGCTAAAGCTTCAGCACGTATGGCATCAGATTGGAAGCGCATAGAAGCCGATGCCGATGTGTTACCGTTATTGCAATATCAAACTATTGGTGATGGCAGAGTAAGACCAACACACGCGGCATTAGACAATATCATAAGACCAATAAACGACCCTTTCTGGAAGCAATACTATCCTCCAAATGGATGGCGTTGCCGTTGTACCGTAATACAACTATCAGAGGGGGAAGAAACCGATTTGAGTGGATTTAATCCACCCGATGACGTGCCGCCATTGTTTAGAATGAACGCGGGCATTGATGGCTATGTATTTAAAGAAAAGGGCAAAGACAAGCACCCTTACTTTGACATTGCAAAGGGTGACAAAGAAATGGCTAAAAAGAATTGGAATTTACCTATACCTTTGTAAAATGGCAAAGCAGAATAAATTTAACCTAAAACAGGCAGAAAAGAAAGCGCGCAAAGCGATGGAAGCGGCTATTGTAGATGTTGGTAACACTGCAAAGGTGTTCTTTGTTGATTCGTTTAGGAAACAAGGTTTTGATGATAAAACGGTGCAGAAGTGGAAGCCGAGAAAGCGCACATCATATAAGACTAAAGGCGGCAAAGTAGTTGACGATACAACAAGGGCAACATTGGTTAAAACAGGCGATTTAAAGAAAAGTATTATAAGAAATCCCGCAAACCGAGCTGCTTTAACTGTTAAGATTAGCACCGATTTAGATTATGCGAAAATACACAATGATGGGTTGATGGGCAAAGCATGGGGTAAGCATCCGTTTAAAATGCCCAAGCGTCAATTTATGGGCGATTCTTACAACCTTAACGAGAAAGTAAAAGCAGTTATTGTTAAACGATTAGATAAAGTATTTAAGTAATGCAATTAGCAATATATAACGACCTCAAAGCAAGAATTGAAACCTTAACCGCGTTGAAATACGTTGCGTTATGGAATAATCAATTTGAGCGCGAAGATGTGAACGTGGCGTTTAATTATCCTTGTTGCTTTATCGAGTTTGCCGATTCGCAATACATGGATACTTTAGGAGGGCAGCAGATAGGTAACTTAACCGTTAACTTGCATTTAGGTTTTGAAAGTTATAAGACTGAGGACACCGCAATATTGCAACTAAAGCAAGACTTAAACACATTAGTACACATGTGGTCCACCCCGAATAATACTAAGTTCCTAAGAAGAATGGAAGTGCAATCGGTTGACCATACCAACGTGCAGGAGTTTATTATTTCGTATGGTGTAAGTGGTTTCGATTATAGCGCAATGAATGGACCAACAACTGAGGCGAATATTGATACATTGATTACAAACAACAGCCCGCAAATGGAAGACGATGTTATTCGCAGCGGCGCAATACCTGACTCAGTAATATTGGCATCGGAATTAGGTTATGAATTATTAACAGAAAGTGGTTATAAATTAGTAATACAACAATAAAATGGCAGAGCAAAAAATATCAGAGTTACCAGCAGCAGGCGCAATTACAGGTACTGAAAAAGTAATAGTAAATCAAAATGCAGTTACATCAATAACAACTATTAATGCTATTGTTGGTTATACAACTGCAACAGGTGCAACAGGATCGTTTACTACCGCTGACGGCAAAACAGTTACCGTAGTTAAAGGACTTATAACATCAATTGTATAATGGCCAGAACAGTAGCACAAATAAAACAATCAATGTTGGATGCAAAGAATGCAGACCCAACATTGAGCCAATTAACATCGACCTCACAAACGGCTAAATGGAATCTATATTATTTCATTGTGGCATCTTGCATAGCTATATTTGAGCAACTGCAAGACTTGTTTAAGGTAGATTTGGAGGCCATCGCAAGCAGTGCAGCACCAAGCACACCGCAATGGACACGCAATAAAGTGTTGAAGTTTCAAACAGGCGATGTTGCTGAGTTAAACACCACAACATTCGTTATTGAATACCCTACAATCAATACTGCAAACCAAATATTAACACGTTGTGCAGTAGTTACCGCCCCAAATAGAACCGTATTGATTAAAGTTGCTAAAAGCAACCCACCAGTGCCAGTATCAGTTGGTGAATTAGCCGAGCTTCAAAGTTATGTTGAAACATTTAATCCTGCGGGAATTGCATTTACATTAATTAATGAGAATAGCGATAAAATGGAAGTGGCAGCAACTATTTACTACAACGGTCAATATTCAGCAGTAATAAGCACAAATGTTGTAGCAGCATTGAACAATTATATGGCTAATTTACCATTTAACGGTGTTATAAGCACACAGACAGTTGTTGATGCAATACAAGCGGTTGAGGGTGTTATTTCGGTGTCATTGACACGTATATTAGTACGTAGACATACAGTTGCCTATGGTGCAGGTGTGACATTGTATAACCTTTCAACAGGTGTTGATAGTGTTCAATATCAAACATACGCGGGCTATGTAGTTCAAGAAACAACTGCAACACATACCTTTGCAGACACGTTAACTTATCAAGTTCAATAATGAGCAGCATCATAAACACAGATACATTTGCGGTCAACTTCTTACCACCTAAGAAGCGGCTGCCGATTTATAAGGCGTGGGTAAAGACATTGTTGAAACCATTACAAGTGCTATACAATACAATGTTTGGCACTTTTAAAGATGGGAATGCAGCGGCAATTTATAACGGTGCAACTGCCTATGTAGTAGGTAACCAAGTAAAATACACAGACAAAGCAATATATCAATGTTGGGTTGCAAGCACTGGTAATTTGCCAACAAACACCGCGTATTGGTTTAAAATTCAAGATAAGTTTGTAGGCATTGAGCCGCGATGCAAGTATAATGCGCAGCACTTACTGTTTGAATACGCATTAAATGAGTGGTTTGGAACTACGTTTGTGAATGTGCCGGGTAGTAGTGATATTTATATTAATGCTGTGGGTGCAAATTTGGGAGCGTTCTATGTTGGATTTACCCCAACCGACAGTAGTTTTGTGGTTTATGATGAACCCGAAGCAACCGCGTTCATACAAGCATTGGATTTAACAACCGCAAGTATATCATTTACTATTAACGTACCTATTGCGGTGGCTAACGCACTAACAACTGAAACTGCAAACACAGTGCCGAATATAAGTGCAAACAGAGAAAATATTATTAGGCAAATTGCCGACCTGTATAATTATGCAGGCATAACTTACGATGTAATAACATATTAAAATGAAAAAAATAAAAACAACAGACATCAATTCAGGTAGTGCAATGCCTTTAAAATCGGGAAGTTTAAACCATTTACAGAGTGCTTATCAAGAGCCATTGATTGATATCATTCAAACATTTGAGGCAAAGAATGACACTGAGGGGTTTCCTAATTATAGCACACCAATAATTATGTATGGTTGCAGATGGACAGGCACAGGCGTTAGCCAAGGCGTTTTAGTTTATGGTTCTGAGATATACAGATGCCAAGCGGTTAATATTACACTTGGTGTTGGGCAGGTGGTTATAGGCACAATCACAACTACATTCTTAACTGCCACCAATGCCGACCCTGTTGTGTTTTCAGATGCAACAAGTAATAATGTGCATGAGATTCGTCAAATCGTTTGGAGTGCAGGAACAACAGGAAGCGGTGATTTTGATTTAGATGATTGCCTTATGTGGGGTAGATGGCAAGAAACAACATTTAACTCAAGTTACATTAGCTCCTCATCAGGCACTTTAACATTGCCAGGAGGCGCATCAGATTGGCAAGTAAGATGGAAGCAAGAGGGTAGAACTATTATTATTGACTTCGATATTGAAGGTTTAACATTAGCAGGTGCAAACGCTAATTATTTAACGCTTTCGATGCCATTTAATGCAGATTTTTTAAAGGATTATCATTCAACGTGTTTTTATATAAATACCACAACAGAATCAATGTGTATTGCAAAGGCAATAGAGGCCACAAGTGATATAAGATTTATATTACCAAGCGGTCAATGGTTAATCGACACAGTTATTAAAGTAAGTGGTCAAATTACAGCTGAGTTAGCACGATTCTAAAACCTATTCTTACCATAATGCTCCGATAATATTTCTTTGAGCAAATAAGATTCTTTGGTGCCAGTCCTTTCGACTTCATCAAAGAATTTCTTTTTTAATTCACCTGTTAAGTGCGCAGTTACGCGGGCTTTAGATGCTGTTTTCTTTGCATCAATGTCATTTTTTGGATTAGCCATTGTCAAATATTAGTTACTAAACGGCACTAAATTAGTAACTTATTTCAAATAACGTGCAAATATGTAACCATTTTTGCACTATGAAAATCACAAACATATCTAACGAGGTTGCAACGATGCTTATTTATAAGCATATCGGCACTATTGACGATATGGGCATGGGCATTAACGGTGCTTGGATTGCTGAGGACATTCAAATGCTAAACGATAATTACAAAGACCAAGTTAAAACAATCAACATTCGCATCAATTCAATTGGTGGAAGTGTTGCCGATGGGCTTTCAATCGTTAGTGCAATATTAAACAGTGAAATTCCTTGCAACACTTATATTGATGGAATGGCTTATTCAATGGCTGGTGTTATTGCTATTTGTGGACAAAAGAAATACATGGCCGATTATGGCACATTTATGATGCACAACGCAAACGGTGGTAGCGATGAAGATGTTTTGAATTTAATCACAAATTCGTTAGCTAAAATATTTGAGCGCAATACCAACTTAACACTTGACAAGTGCAAAGATTTGATGAATAAAGAAACATGGATGACTGCCGATGAATGTATGAATTTAGGCATTGTTGATGAAATTATCCAAACTAAGAAATTAAAACCAGCGATGAATGCAACCATAAAGGAACTTCACGCAATCTACAATAAAGTAATAATTAAAACAGAAACCAAAATGAATAAATTAACTGATTTATTAAAGCTATCAAATGAGGCATCAGAAGAAGCCATTGTTGAAGCGGTTAACGCTAAAGATGCAAAGATTGCTGAATTAGAAGCAAGCATCGAAGCACAAAGCAACGAATTGCAAGCGTTAAAAGATGCTAACGATGCAACCGTGCAAGCTGCGAAAGTTGAACTTGTAGAGAATGCAGTAAAAGAGGGCAAAATTGCCGTTGCAAGTAAAGAAATTTACTTGACAAGCAACAAGTCAAACGAAGAATTAAAAGAAGTGTTTAGCAAGTTAACACCTGCTTACACTCCGATATTCGACAATGCAAAGAAACCTGAATTAGTTTCAGGTCGTGAGGCTTGGACTTTCAATGATTGGAGCAAGAATGATCCAAAAGGATTAGCCGAAATGAGAGAAAACGATAAAACAACTTTCGATTCACTTATCAATGCCTTGCCGAAAGAGTTAAGCAATAGTTACAACCCAGCAACCGATAAAAAGTTTTAATCATGGAAGCAATTTGGAACGCAAACCCAACCGTTAACATGCTATATTGCTTTGAGGATGGCAATTGCTTCATCAAACATAGTGAGGCAGCAAGTTATGCGCAGTCAACCAATAATGCTTATGTAGTTAAAGTAAGAGAAACAGAAATAGAAAAACAACCAACTAAAACAAATAAAAAATAATGGCAACAATCAACAACCCATTTGGCGCAGCAGGCACGTTAACGATTGCTGCCACAGGCACAACTGCCGCAACCATCAGCAACAACGAAACCGTTGTATCTACGTTAACAACACTTACAGGCAACGCCACACTTGACTTGACTTTATCAAGTGAGTTAAAAGCAGGTGCAGCATTACACATCAAAGTAAAAACAACAGGAACAGAAACATTTACTTTCGGAACTGGCATTGATGGCCCAACAGTTACAGGAGTAGCAGGTAAAACATGGTGTCAATCATTTTGGTATGACGGAACTATCTTTTTACCATGCGGTGCAAAAATACAAATCGATTAATTATTCACTCAAAAACAAACAAATAGAACATGGCACTAATTAAAGAAATTTGGGTGAGCGACATCCAAGAAGCATTAAACAGAAACGCGGATTTTTTACCGTATTCAATTGACGATAGCGCATACATTGCGTTTGGCACAGTACACATTCCACAATCGGGTTCAAATCCAACAGTGGTTAAAAACCCTGCTACTTTCCCATTAACAATTGGCGAAAGAACGGACACAGACAGAACTTACTCATTAAATCAATTCGCTTTAGAGCCGACATTGATTACTAACTTGGATGAGTTGCAAATTAGTTATGACAAAAGACAATCAGTTTTAGGTCAGCAAATCAGCACACTTACTCAGCGCATTGGTGATGAGGTAGCTATTTCATGGTCTGCAAGTGGAGCAGCTAACATTGTTTCAACAACAGGTTCAGCCGTTGCAACATCATTAGCACCTGGAGCAACTGGAACACGTAAAGCAGTTACTTTGGCCGACATCGCTTCATTAGCAAGCAAGTTAGATAAGGACAATGTTCCAAGACAAAACAGAAAATTGTTAATGTCAACTGATATGTTTTGGGAATTATTCGCAATCGCTGATGTACTTCGTGCATCTTACAACGGTTTCCAAAATCAACCAAACGTATTACAAAACGGAGTAGTTGCAATGCTTTACGGTTTTGAAATCATGGTTAGACCAGTAGTTTCAGTTTATGCAAATAGCACAACCGTTCCAAAGGCTTTCGGTGCTGCAACTGCAACAACTGATAACTTAGCTTGCATTGCTTTCCATTCTACAACTGTTAGACGCGCATTAGGTTCAATGACACCATTGTATAACAGCGGTTCAAACGGAAACGGTTTGCCTGAATACTTAGGATCAATCTTTAACATGGAAGTAATGTTAGGTTCAGCTATTGGCCGTACCGACATGAAAGGTGTTGCTGCTTTGGTACAAACTTGGGTATCTTAATAAAATAAATGTTTAACTAAGAAGCCCTGCTCACCAAATGGGTAGGGCTTTTTTAATACTAAAAAATAAATGGCATTACCAAATATTAACTTTGTCAAAAGCACAAGCGGATTAGGTCGCGCACTGCCTGGAACTGATTACGTTTCGGGATACGTGCATTACTACGCTTCAGGTGCAACATTGCCAACGGGATTTACTTCAAGTGATAGAATTAAAAAAATATTCTCCGTTGCCGATGCCGTTGCATTAGGGATTACAGATACTCACTTAGGAGAAACCGCAGCAGTTGCAAAAATTGTTATCGGTGGAACACCCGCAGTTGGTGACACACTAAAAGTAACTTATACAGGCATTTTAGGACTTGAAACGGTACTTAATACTTACGCGCTTGTAAGTGGTGAAGAAACAACAACTACAACCGCAGCAGCAGCATACGCAGCACAAATCAATGCAGGTACACAAACACATGGATTTAGTGCTACAAACAGCACGAATAGTTTGTTAATTACTACTAAAAGTGGTGAGGGTATTTTCCCGAATAGCGGCACACCATACGCATTTACAGTTACGGGTGCGAATACTGGAACACTTACACAACCAACTGGCAGCGGTTCAACAGTGTTAGGTGTTGCGGGATGGATTGATACTTTATACTATCACATCGCTGAGTATTTCAGAATACAACCTAAGGGCGAATTATACGTAGGTTTGTACGTTGAAGAATCAGGAGCTTACACTTATTCTGCTATCACTACAATGCAAAACTTTGCATCGGGTGCGATTAAGCAGATTGGTGTGTTTGCTAAGAACATTGCTTTCACATCAGCACAATGCGCAGCCTTACAAGCAATAGCAACGGCAAACGAAGCGGTTTACAAGCCTATGCAAATCATGTTGAATGCTGAAATTAGCGGTACTGCAAGTGTTGCTACATTATCAGATTTGTCAACTCAAACTGCGCCAAATGTTTCAGTATGTATTGCACAAGATGGTGCGAATGATGGATATTACATTTACAAAGCTACTGGCAAATCAGTAGGTGCGATTGGTGCAATGTTAGGCGCGGTTTCATTAGCAGTTGTAAGCGAATCAATAGCATGGGTAAGTAAATTTAACATGGCTTTAGGTGCTGAATTAGACACCATTGCATTTAGCAACGGTCAATTATATACTGCGCTTGCTGATAGTCAATTTGAAAGCCTTAATAATTACGCTTATGTATTTCTACGCAAAATCGTAAACATTGCGGGTTCTTATTGGAGTGATAGCAAAACAACAATTACACCAACAAGCGACTATGCAACAATCGAAAACAATCGTGTTTATCAAAAGATTACGCGCGTTGTTAGGGCCAACATGCTACCTGCTTTGAGTTCACCATTGAAAGTGAATGCAGATGGCACATTAACCGCAGGCACAATCGGTTACTTTGAAACATTGGCAAACAATCCATTAGTACAAATGGAGGCCGACAACGAATTATCAGCACATAAAATTATTATTAATCCAGCCCAAGATGTTTTAGCTACTTCTACACTTGAATTGACATTGCAAAATGTTCCTTTAGGTGTTGCACGTATCATTAAAATAAACGTAGGCTTCGTAAAATCAGTATAAAAAATGGCAGCAAATGGACTACCGTTAATTAACGGAAAAGCGTATGAGTTTGCAGATATTACTTGCATCATACTTGGTACACCTATCTTTGGAGTAACTGCCATCGAATACGGTGAAGAAGATAACACTGAAAACATTTATGCAACAGGCCGTTATCCTGTTGCGCGTGGTTACGGTCAAATTGAGCCGAGCGCAAAGGTCACCATCTTAATGAATGAAGTTATGAATATTGTATCAGTTGCCCCAAATGGCCGCATACAAGACATACCTGAGTTCGATATTGTGGTTACTTTCACCGATGCAAATTTAATTCCTGTTGTTCACAAAATCCGCAATTGCAGATTTAAAAAGAACATGATCGGAACACAAACGGGCGATACTTCAATTCCAATGGAATTAGATTTAGTTATTTCACATATCGAATTTGTTTAATATATTTGCACAAACCAAATCAATTAAACAATGACAAATATTGAAGAATTAAAAGCAAAGTATCCGGGTGTTGAAATCTACACGTTAACGGTAAACAACAGACAAGGGCAACCTATCACAGTTCACTTGCGTGAAATGGACAGATTGGCTTACAAAGTTGTTAGCGCGTTAATTGCTAAAGATGAATTGCAAGGCGTAGAATCGTTTTTAAGAACACTTTGTGTTGATGGTGATGTGAATGCTATTGTGAATGATTTTAAAGCATTACGAAGCGCAGCACGTACTATTTTACCGATGTTAGAATCTGAGGCGGGTGAGTTAAAAAAAAATTAGATTCGGCAAAGAAGTTATTAGAAACGGATGAGTTTGCGCGTCAAAATGCACTCATCCGTTTTTATTACCAACAAGACCCAAACCAAATGAGTGATGACCAATGGGCAGAGGCAATCGAAAGTATTATGTGGGTATTAAAGTTTAACGGCACAATTCAAGAAAAGAAATGAGCAATAATTCAGTAGAATATTTATTATCCCTCAAAGATAAGTTTAGTAGTGGTATAAGGTCGGCAACGGTTGAAACTGAGAAACTGAATAAAACAGTTAATCAAACTCAGAGTAGTTTAAGTTCGATGGGTTCAATGATTGCAGGGCTTGGGGCAACTATTGGAGCAACTGCACTTGCAAATGAAATGCTGAATGTTGGTAGCACATTTGAGAAAGCAGAAATAGGGTTAAAAACACTGTTAGGTTCAGCAGAGGCGGCAAGTGCGGTGTTTAACCAATTAAAAACAGATGCTGAGCAAAGCCCTTTTGATTTTGAAACATTATTGATGGGAAACAGAACATTAATAAGCGCGGGTTTATCAGCAAAAGACGCGCGAGATGATTTTAATAGTTTAGCCAACGCAATAGCCGCAACAGGTGGAGGGAATGATGAATTAAATCGCATGGTTATAAACATGCAGCAAATTAAGAATTTAGGCAAAGCATCTGCACTTGATGTTAAGCAGTTTGCATACGCTGGAATTAATATGTATTCGTTACTTGATAGCTATGCCAATAAATATAATTTAACTTTAGATAAAGAAAATATTACTTATGAGCAGTTAACGGGCGCATTGAAAAATGCTGCAACTGAGGGCGGAATTTATTTTAATGGGTTAAGCAATTTAGCAGACTCAACAAGTGGCAGATTAAGCAACTTAAAAGATGCTTTTAAAAACACATTATATGATGTGTTTGTGGCTTTAAAGCCTGTTATTGATGCCGTTGTAGTTGGATTAACAAGTATGTTTAATATGATTAAATCAACCATTGATTTTATAAGTGAACATAAAGTTATATTTGGGATATTTGGGGCAGTATTAGCAGCAATAGCAACAGGAATGGCAGTTATACGAACGCAAATAATACTTACAACAATAGCGCAATGGGCTTTAAATACTGCAACAGGCGTATTTGATGCGCTTAGCGGCAATTGGGTGGCTTTGGCAGCAGGTGCAGTAGCATTAGCAGCAGGAATTTATATGGCGGCAAATGCACAGGAAAGTTTAAACAATGAGTTAAGTCAACAAACGGGTGCAGCAGCGAAAGCATTAGACCCAATGAAAGGCGG